CTGGGCTGTCGACCCGCGTTTCCGTTCGCAGCTTCTGCGGGAGCAGGTTCCGGTGTCGTCCGGTATCCCCGGCGTCGTCGGCCCCGCGCTGGCTGACACCTCGCTTCGCGGTCAGGGCATCCTGGACCTGTCCACCACGACTGCCACGATCATGGGCCTCCCGGCTCACTTCGGTCGCGCTGTTCGCGGTGACCTGGGTGCGGCTCCCGACAGCGGCTTGGTCGCGGTCGGTGGTGACTTCCAGCAACTGGCCTACGGTTTCGCAGACCAGATCCGCGTGAAGATGACCAACGAGGCTTCGATCACGGACGGCTCCAACACCTACTCTATGTGGCAAACCAACCAGGTTGCGATCCTGGTTGAGGTCACCTTCGGCTGGATCTTGGGCGACGTGAACGGCTTCGTCGGCTTCACCAAGCCGCGTACGACTCACTTGTCGCTGGGCACCGGTACCGGTGGTACCTTCAAGCTGGCTGCTGGTGGTGAGCGGATCGACGGTACCAAGCGTACCACGGCTGCCATCACGAACACCTCGTCCGCTGGCACTTGGTCGCACCCGACCAAGACGGAGCTGCAGACTGCGCTGGTTAACGCGGGTGTTGCTGACGCGGTTGTCACTGGCACCGCGACGGACGGTACGTTCACCATCACCTCCGGTGACGCCTTCTCGGTCGCTGACGACTCCACCACAGGTGGTTCGGCTGGCCACAACGTCAGCCTCAGCTGATTTTCTTGACAACGAACGGAGGGGGGCTTAGGCCCCCCTCCGCTTCCAAGGAGGGTCATGACCTACGCAACAGCCACAGACGTCACCAACAGGTGGGGTCAGTCGGTTACCGACACGGCGATCCTCACTTTGATCACCACCCGGCTCGCTGACGTCGAGCGGTTGATACTCAAGAGAATCCCCGACTTGGCTGACCAGATCACCGCCGGAACCATAGATCAGGCGGACGTCGTCCAGGTCGAGTCCGACGCCGTACTACGGCTCGCCCGTAACCCAGAGGGTTACATGTCCGAGACGGACGGTTCTTACACCTACCAGCTCAGCTCCCAGCTAGCCTCAGGAAACCTGGAGATCCTGCCCAGCGAATGGGCTATCCTCGGTCTTCGCCAGGGGTTCTTCTCGATGGAGCCTAAGATTTGTCTGCCCCACTTCCCACGTGAGGTTGGATGGGGGCTCTGGTGAGCCTCCTGGACGGCGGGGCGCACTACGTCCCGATCACCGTCTACCCGCAGGTCGTCGTCACAGACGAGGACGGGAACACCCAGACCAAAGCATCGGACGTCGGCATCGACACCGTAGGCCGAGTACAGCTCATCACGATGACCGGTACGGCCCGCAGGGACGCGGAGCAGAACGACAAAGGGTTCTATACAGAGCAGGACTACCGGATCAGGTTTCCTCGCTCGTTCGACACGTCCCAGCTAGGGCCCCAGGCGAAGGTGCTGTGGAACGGCCAGTTGTTCTCGATCTACGGATTCCCGCAGGTCTACCAGTCTTCCCGGCGCACTCAGCACCAGGAGTTCTCTATCAAACGAGGAGGCTCTACAAGTGCCGGTGCAACTGATCGGTGACCACGCTATGAACATCGTCGTCTCTCACATAGACGGTGTTCGCGAGACGGTGGCCAAAAAGGCCGAAGAGATCCACGGTGTAGCGGACGGCCTCCTCATGGAGGCTCGATCCACCACCCACTGGGTGAACATCGGAGATCCCGCTTCCACCGGGCACCGGTACGAGATAACCAAGTCCCACGGTGACGTCGACTCGTTCGTCAACCTCGAAGGCCCTAACCCGTTGGCGATGGAGTTCGGACACAGCCCATCCGGGTACTTCGCCCCGGAAAGGTACGGGCATATAACGAAGTCGCCCGAGGGCCTGTACATCCTGACCAGAGCGTCAGGTATCGCGTAAGGAGGAAGAGCTTGCCCGCATTGCCAAGAGTTCAGACGGTGATGTTGCCTATCCTCAACGCTTACCCGGCTATCGCTAACCGGGTGCCTGCTGTCAAGTGCGGTACGTGGATCCCCGAGATCGACTACCGAGATTTCCCGTTGATTCACCTCCGTCGAATCGGGGGTTCGAGAAACAGGAATCACCCCACAAAGCTGGGCCTGACCGTGGTCGAGATGACCGCGTTCGGCGCAGTGAGTCTCCCTGATACGGAGAACCTGTACGAGGATGCTCTGGAAGCCCTCTACGACGCGGTCGAACGCCAGGTTGTTGTTCCTGACGTCGGTCACCTGAGTTCCATCAAAGAGACTATGGGGGCCACACAGTTCGGCTCCCCGTTCCAAGACTCCTGGCGGGTCCAGGGTCTCATCCAACTAGGGGTAAGACCACCCCGACCCACCTCATAACCAAGGAGATAGAGCAATATGGCTCTAGATGACAACGCAGTTGTTGTAGCTGCAAAGGGGTATGTGTTCACGGCTGACGTGGGCACCGCTGCTCCTTCCCCCGACGACGTCGACACGCTCGACCCCGAGCTGTTCGGCTGCCAGACAGTCACCTTCGCGGTGACGGGTACCCCGACGGGTGGATCGTTCACCGTCAAGTTCGCTTCCGGCGACACCCCGGCCACCATCCCGTGGAACGCTACCCCGGACCAGGTTCAGACTCTTGTGGAGGCTCTGGCTTCGGTTGGCGCTGACAACACCTCGGTCGCCGGTGCGGCGCTCCCCGCTGGCACCATCACCGTCACGTTCTGCGAGGCGCTGGAAGGCGAGACCCTTACGGCTACGGTTGTGGACGCCGGTCTGACCGGTGGCTCCACGCCGCACGCTACGGTGACGACTACCACAGCGGCCCTTACCTGGAAGATGGTCGGCCACACCTCCCGCGAGAAGATGCCCGAGTTCGGGTTCTCCGGTGGCAAGCCGAAGCTGCGCGGTACGTGGCAGCGTAAGGCTCTCCGTGAGGTCATGCCGAACGAGCCTGAAGAAGACTACATCATGCTTCGGCTCGAGCAGTTCGACGTGGACGCGCTGAACCTATACTACGGCGACCTTGACACCTCCGTCAACGGCGTCGTGGGCGTGCCCGGTGAGAACCCCCCGATCGAGAAGGCCGTTCTGGTCTGGATCGTGGACGGCGACACCGCGCTGGCGTTCTACGCCCCGAAGGCTGCCGTCGAGCGTGACTCTTCGATCGAGCTTCCCATCGATGACTTCGCCGGGTTCCCGATCAAGGCTACGTTCCTGGACCTTCCTCGCAAGAAGCGGTTCTACTGGATCTCGAAGGATCTGTTGGGCACCGCTGTTTAGTGTTTGACGCGTAAAGGCGTCTGTATGACCGGTAGGGCGGGTTTCCTTGGCGGGCCTGCCCGCCCTACCACCTACCCCCTGAAAGTCGCTCTCCGTGGCTCTCAGGGCTTCTTTTCTTCACTTCGCCCGCCGCTAGCATCAGAAAGGCCCGTCATGACTAACGTATTCACCCTCGACGCACTGCGCGAGGAGACCCGCAAGCAGTTCGCCCCGTTCGAGATCGGGTTGAGCGACGGCACCACCGCTACCCTATCGTCCACCCTCCGACTTACCTCGAAGGACCGAAAAGCGGTTCAGGAAGCTTTAGAGTCTATCGGTGGCCTCAAAGAAGACGACGACGACAACGACACGCTGGAGAAAGCGGTCGAGGCTATGTCGAAGGTCTACAACGTGATCGCCGACAAGCCGGCTAAGCTGCTGGCCGACCTGAACGACACCGACCTGCAGATCAAGGTCGCTCTGATGACCAAGGTCCTCTCCGCGTGGATGGGACACACCGAAGTGGGGGAAGCATAGAACTCGCTCGCCTTATCGACAAAGCGGGCGAGGATCTTATCCCAGACTTGAAGCACTACTACGGGATCGACCTCCGGGACTTGTTCTCGGAGGACAACCCGTTGTCTCCCCGGTGGGTGCTGATGCACGTTATGAACCTGCCCATCGAGTCTGCGTTCATGGCCGAGATCAGAGGTGGCAAAGAGTTCCGTGGTTGGGACGAAGGCCGGTACATGCTGGCGTCGATCTACAACGTGATCAACATCCTCAAGTACATAACGATCCTGGCCAACTCGGACCCGAAGAAGACTACGCCCGAACCGCCAGAGCCGTTCCCGACACCGGACAACCTGGTGGCTAAGAGGAAGACCGGTGGTCACAAGCCGGGTTCCTTCGGTGCTATCGCGTTGGACCTGCTCGGGAAGGCCAAGAAACGAAAGGCGGCTGGTGGCTGATGGCCGGTGGCGCAGGCGGTAAAGAGGTTGGGCGCGTATCCATCCGGGTCGTGCCCAACACCGAAGGGTTCCGCGAGAAGCTTAAAGCTGACCTGGAAGCGATAGAGCGCGGCGAAGAAGTCAAGGTCAGAGTAGGGACCGACTTCGACAAAGACGGCCTCAAGGCTAAAGCCAAGGCTGCCGCCGAAGAGGCGGAAACTAGCGTCAAGATCCGGGCAGACGGGGACCTGTTCCAGCGCCGGATGGTCGCCGAATTGGATAAGATCCACAAAGCCACCGAAGCTAAGATCGCCCTGACCCCGGACGGTGAGCAGTTCCGGCGCGCTATAGAGTCCGAGGTCGGTGCTCTAAAGAAAGACGCTACGTCTCGTATTCCACTTGACGTAGAGCTGGCTGCAGGACAGCGGGCCAAGGTGGCGGCGGATATCGAGGCGCTCAAGAAGGTTGCCGAGGGTTCGGCTATCAAGCTGAAGCTCGACCCGGAGTTCGACTATAGACTACGGCAGTCCCTCAAGAAGTTCGAGAAAGATATCCCAGTCCCGGAGTCGTTCTTCCAGCGTCTCAGTGGGAGACTGGGGCTGCCCGAGGCCGGGGGCGCAGCGGGAGGCGGACACGGCTTAGGCGGGGGCGCGGTCAACGAGCTGTTCAACTTCGGTTCGCTGCCGAACTTGATCGCTCTGACTTCGCTGCTCCCTCCGATCTTGGCTATCGCCGCTCCGCTGATCGCATCCATCCCTGCGATGGCGTCGGCTATAGCCGCGCCTGCTGGTGTTCTGGCCCTCGGTAAGGGCGGCATCCTCAAGGCCCTGATGGACGCTGATCTAACCGATCAGAAGATGACCAAAGGCGGCAAGAAGACAGGCCCCCAGCCGATAGATGGGAAGTACACCCTCGGCGGCGCTCTGAAGGACTTGAAGGACCAGGTCGAGAAAGCGTTCGAGACCGGCCTGACTCCGGTGTTCAAGCAGCTCGGATCCATCATTCCGTACGTGACCCCGATGCTGACCGTGATGGCCGACTCCCTGGTGACGGTGGCTAAAGCGTTCGGCAACTTCGTGACGAGTCCGCAGACGATCAGCATGATCGGCGCGTTGTTCTCCAACATCTCTTCGCTGATCGCTGAGTCGGCTCCGGGTGTCGTTGCGTTCGCAAACGGCATCGGCAGGCTGGCTGCCCAGGTGTCTACGCACTTCCCTGGGTTGGCGACTTGGTTCAACGAGCTGGGGGACAAGTTCTCCGGTTGGGTCGAGAAGATCAGCAAGGACGGAACTCTAGACTCAGCTATCTCGGGCCTTAAGCCGATCCTGAACTCGATCATAGATTTCGTCGGCCAGTTAATGGCTATCGGAATCAAGTTCGCTTCCGACCCGAAGATGATGGAAAGCATCACCTCGCTGCTGACGTCGTTGACGAACCTGTTGGTCTCGAACCTTCCCGGCTTGGCTGACTTGTTCAATAACATCGTCCAGTTGGTGGGGATGATTCCGGGTGCCAAGAAGGGGCAGGACTTCATTCCCCCGGGCACCAAGACCTGGTGGGCCGATCAGAGTCAGGACCAAACCGGTGGCCCCGGCGGCAAGCAACCGTTCGGCGGCACACGTCCGGGCTGGTGGCAAGGTGCTGAGAACTGGGAATCGCAACATATCGACGTTCTGCCCGGTAAAGTCCTGGACGACATGAAGGGCCGATTCCAGCTCATCATTAGCGAGGCGCAGAAGGTCCCGGGTGCGGTGGCCGAGGCGCTGTCAGGAATCGGAAGCAAAGCCGCAGCGATACTTTCGAGTGATGCCGGGATGATCGGCGGTGCTGCCGCTTCCGCGTTCCACACGATCGTCACCGCTGCCCAAAGCATAGTCGGCGAGGTCGTCGGAGCTGTCGTGTCTATCGGGTCGCAGATCGTTGCGACCGTCCGGGGCTGGGGTTCCCAGTTGGCTTCTGCTGCTGCTGCTGCTTTCGGCCAGTTCAAAGCGGGCATTATCGCCCAGGCCGAAGCGATCAAAGGCGCTGTCAGCGGTGTGCTAGGTGGAATCCTGAGCCTGATCCCGCACTCACCTGCGAAGGAAGGTCCGTTGGCCGGTGCTGGCTGGACCTCCCTCTTCGCTGGTGGTGAGGCTATCGGTAACCAGTTCAAGAACGGGCTGGAACAAGGCTTCCAAGGTGTCGTGGATTCCACGACCACCCTTCTGGAGCAGGTCAAGGGGGCTATCGCTAACGGGTCGTTTACCGGCGCTATGCGGGACAACGTCAAGGATGAGATCAAAGCCATCGGCACCGAGATGAAAGCGTTGGAGGAGCAGAACAGAGCTATCCCGAAGGGTAAAGACCACAAGGGAGAACACGAGGCTATCGAGGCTCAGATCAAGGAACTGGCCTACCTGCGTTCGAAGTTGGAGGAAGTCAAGAAGGAAGAGCCGAAGCTCAAAGGGCCGTCGGCTAAGGATCAGATGGATCCGATGCAGTTGTTCGGGCAAGAGATTCAGAAGCTGCCCGGCATCGGCGCTAACTTCGCTACAGCCAACCTCAACCAGTTCGAGACGGACCTCGGCTGGTCGGGCCAAGGGGCTATCCCTTCGCTTATCAACCAGGGCATCTCGTGGGGAACTTCTACTATGTCCCACGCTCTCGGCAGTGTTTTCGGAAACCAAGGCAAATCCGGTGGAGAAGACCAAGGCGGGGTTCATATCCACGTCAACTCCGTTGACGAGGCGATGCAGGCTCGGCAGAACTCACTCAACAAACAGGCGATGTCCTACACCGGAAGCGGGAGGTAATCCATGAACGACGACACCGTCATCGAGCTAGAAGGTGTCAACGGGGAGTGGTTTACCTTATCGGGACCGGATGCTGGCGCTCAAGGTTTTTACCTCGGAGTGGGCCCCAAAGGTCTGTTCGAACCCGCGGTCAAGACGACGTACGAAGAGCCTGGGAACTTCCCAGGCTCTCGTTTTCTGAACTACCGTGTCCTGCGCCGTGACATCGTCCTGCCGATCCTCATCGAGGGTACGGGGGATTACTGGGCGGGTAGGGACGGTGGTCTCAGGAAGGCTCTGGCCTACGACAAAGACGCCTACATCCATATCACCACACCGGAGTCCGGGCACCGGAAGCTGAAGGTGCGTCTGGGTGGCCAGGACGCCTCGGGGCCTGCGATCGACATCGAGTTCGACATCGACCCGCACATGCCGGGGGTGAACCTGGCGAAGGTGTCTTTGATCGCCGGCGACCCGTTTTGGTATCAAGACGACGTCGTGTACTCGGTTGTGACACAAGCCGACACCACGTTCCAGCCGACGATCTTCGAGGGCCTCTTCAACTTCTGGTGGCAGCCGCAGGAGTATCTGGCCATCACCGTAGACCCCGTCGATGGGAAGGGCGGACTAAACCCGACAGACATGTACGTCGCTCCGAAGTGGATTGTCCCAGGATCCCAGGAGGCTATCCCAGGCATCACGATCCCGATCGTGGACATCACGGTGAACGTCCCGTGGGACAGGGCTCCGTTCTCTCAGTTCTCGATCCCGGACTATTCGTTCGAGGATCCGAGTATGGCTAACCGGAATGTCGTCACCCCCGGTCTGCTCATCGGGGAAGACTGCGTCATCGACACCGACCCTCGGGTAGAGCAGTTCAGTGCGGCCAACGGAGGCCAGGTGTGGGCTCGGACTAACGGTGTCCGGTTTCTGAACCAGATCCCGCCGTACACGAAGAGCAAGACGTTCTACCTTATCGCCTCGGGCTGCCGTCCAGGGCAGATGATCACTCTACGCATTCCCCGTCCGTGGTCTCGGCCTTGGGGGCTTGAGTGACCCGTGATTGACATCGAACGGAGCTGATATGAGATTCCGATGGCCACAGATCCGGTTCACCCTCCTGGAGTTCGTTTTCGTCCCTCAGGAGCCCGCTGGCGGCCTAACAGACGTTGTCTGGGGTCACCATGCCGGGGGGCAGTACGAGATCGCTCAGGAGAGCCCTGAGCCCGAGGAGGAAGGATTTGGGTTTCAGTGACTGGGATCTCAACCCTGGCTGAGTCGGAATATCTGTACGACGCCGTCATCGGTGCTAGAGGGGACATAGGCGCTCCGGGTGGATTGCCGATTCCACCGGCCAACGGCCAGCCTCTCACGGCCCCGATCGGTGGCTACAACATGCAGTCCGAAGCGGGCCACCAGGCTTTGTGGGACGGCGTGCAGGCCCGGAGGAAGGCCACGGAAACGGCGCGTACAGCGCCCCCGCTGGTCCGCTTGTGGGACGGGGACTTCAACTTCCGTGGAGTGGTAGCCGGATGGCGTGAGTGCGAGTTCGAGTTCGTCGAGAACGACACGGGCATAGCGACGATCAAGCTGTCGCTGAACCACTACCTCGCCAAGTGGGTGATGAACTACCGGGGCCGCAAGAAGCGGAACGTGATCGTCACGATCGACAAGCAGGGAGCCCGGTGGTCCGGGCTGATGGACAACTACAAAGTTGTCATGACCAAAGGCAACGACGCCTACCTCGAGATCACGTTCAAGCACGACTACGAGCAGGCTAAGCATATCCTCTGCTGGGCTAACCCGTTCCTGTTGGCTGAAGTGCAGTTCCCCAAGATCTGGCTGATATTCGGACCGGCCAAGTGGTGCCTCCTCGTCACCTTGTTCGTCAACATCTTCAGATTAGAAACGGCCATCTGGACGATACCCGACAACCCTCTGGATATCACGGAGTGGTTCCCGTTCTCGCTGAACATGGGCGAGTGGAGGAACGTCATCAAGCCGTTCAACATCTTCTCGGACAACTCGAACTTGTCGATCGTTTTCTCTAGGTTCAAGTCGTGGCACGACGTCGCTAAGCCGATCCTCGCGGACGCTCAGCTCACGGTCACCTGCCGGCGGTACATCGCTACCGACGACCCGCACCCGTACGTGAACTACGCCGACGAACTAGGCCTAAGGTTCAAGAGGCTCGACAAGATACTGCAGTTCCTCCACCTGAACTTCCCGGTCCGAAACGGGTGCGTCATCTGGGACATCGTGGACAACTCCGGGTGGGGTAGCGAGACCGTTTTCGGTGGTTCGTTTCTCGTCGGGTTCCTGCGGGCTGTCGTGTCTATCGCGGACGACGGCTACACCGAGGGCATCGACGTCTACACCGGAGCCCCGACCTTCCCGTCCGAGTACTACAACCCGTGGTTCCTGGGCACTAATCCGCGAGCCCCGTGGGTGGTCTTCGACTGCAACCTACAGTACAGCGGAGTGACGTCTGCTGAGTTCACATACTACGAGGCTACCGACGTCAGATTTGTCCAGGGCGGGCATTCCATGCCCGGTGTCAACGAGGTTATCTCGGCCGGCATCAACATGGCCGGGGACTTTTTGACCTCGATAATCAACACCATCATCGACAGCGCCCTGAACGTGGGACCGTTCGGAGCGGGATTCATCCAGATCCCGCCGCTGGGCGGAGTCATCGACGCTTTGGCGAAGATCCTCTACGAGGATACGTTCCTGGCGTTCATCGAGGTTCCCACCTTGCGTGCTGCGGACCTCGGAGCGGTCAACCGGCTGCTACAGTCGCTCCCTATCTCCGGGCTGGAAGTGCACCCGACTTCGTTGGGAGACTTCCACTACGAAGAGGGATGGTGCGAAGGCGCTGAACGCGCCTTCACCCTGGCAGGGATGATGGCCATCCGGTCCAAGATTTGGGCCACCAGGACCCACTTCGCACACAAGATCCAGGTGGTCGATGAGGCTCCTTACCTGATCGGCGAGCAGGGCTTCGGGCACTTCTGGCTAGGAAACCGGGTCGGTACAACCGTCCCCGAGTTCCCTATCCCGTTCACGGTATTCGTGGAGCGGGTCAACAGCCTCAAGTACAAATGGGACCAGAACGGCCCCAAAGGCTGGGAGATAAAGATCGGCTACGCCGAGCCCCAGGACCCGGCACTTAAGGCGCTCAACTGGATCAAGAACATCAGCCAAGCCGGGAACATGGCCGGTATTTTGTAACGAAAGGCACGCCAACGATGATCACGAAGCCGATGCTCTCACAGGAAGAGGTCGACTACAACAAGCCCGAAGAGCATTTCATCTGGGCTCTCCGCAACCTGCCGATGATGTCGGGGTCGGGGATGATGGTGTTCTCTGGATTCGTCCGTGGATGGTCCAAGCATCTATGGGAGTGCGGCTTCGCTCATCGTGACTACCTGGCCGGGCTTGCGGACGAGGACGGAAACATCCACGTCTCCAAGCTCCCCAAGCAGCAGATCTTCTTCCGAGAAGCATTCCGTGGCCCGCACCACACGTACAACAACGCCTGCCGGTGGGTGCGGGACGGAGAGCAGGACCCGGAGCCGGTCCGGATACCGAACATCAACCAACTGACAACCCAAGAGCAACACGCCCTGCTGTACCAGTTCAAGGAAGCAGGGATGATCCCAGACCACAAGCCGAAGCCGTCTCAGGCTGCGGTTCATTACGAGACGGAGAAACCATGAGCGTCGACCTTACCTGGTTCAAAGTGACGGGCCTTGCTGCGGCACAAGCCGCTGCCCACACTGTCCTAGCGCTGGTGGGTGCGGACGCGGTGAACGTGCTGCACCTCGACTACGCGCAGGTTGCCGGTGTCGGGGCAGGCGCTGCTCTGGTGTCGTTCCTGACCGCTGTTGTGGCGTACAAGACGCCGGTCCAGACCGTCGTTCTGTCTACCGCTGCTGCGCTTGTGGAGGAGTCGCAAGTCATGACGAAACCCCGCCACGAAGCACCATGAGCGCGAACATGGTTGCTCTGATAGGGGCGATAGCCGCTCCGATGTTGGCGTTTATGGGGGTCTTGGTCGGGGCCTGGAAAGGCCGTGTAGACGGTCGCCGACAGTCTGAGCACGCAACTAGGGAGTTGGAGATCCGGGCTAAGATAGCGACGGAAGACGCCGCTAACGACGCCAGAAGAGAAGTAACCGAAGCGTGGGGGGCGTACGCGGAGTCGATGCAGAAAGACCGGAAGCTGCTCGCTGACAGGATCGAGACTCTAGAGAAGAGATCCTCCGCCGCAGAGCACAGGCTGGATTCAGCGGAGACCAGAGCCGTCATCGCCGAAGAGCGGGCTACCAGGTGGGAGTCGCTGTACCGCATAGCGGTAGCTCACCTCCGGGAAATGATCCAGTGGGCTACCATCCGCACCGGAGAAATGCCAGTAACCCCCGCCGAACTGCAGCGGGAGCTGTAAGCTAGGAGAGTAAGTTGACTACGCCGAATCAGTCCCAGGGACTAGCGTGGGGTACCGACCCCACGATTCAGAATATCCTCGGACCTGGTGCGTTCGTGATCGGGTCTACCACCCAGAACTGGGGCCAGAACTTCACGGAAGACATCATCAAGGTCTTGATCGCGGGACCGGCTGGGGCGATCGGAAAAGGTATCACCGGCGTCGAGTCGATGATCGAAGCATTCGCTTACTACCTCATCCAGTTGCCGCTAGAGGTTCTGCAGCAGCTTGAGCAGTTCCTACCTCCGTGGATGGTGAGAGACTTCACTACCCTGGAGGCAGCGGTCGAGTCGATCATGCGTGCCCTGAACCTGGGCAAGATGGGCGTTGACCTGCAGGAGTTCACCAGGTGGCTGGACCAGTCGTACAAGGTGTTGGAGACGGAACTCCACCAGATCTTCGACATCATCAACGGGGTGGTCATCACCCCGATCACGTCTAGGCTTCACGACTTCCAAACGTGGTGGGCCGCTACCGGCATCCACCTTCCCGGCTCGATCTCGGACGCGTCCAGCGCGGTCTCCCAACTCTCCTCTCTCATCGCGGGGATCGCGGGCGCCACGTCGATCGCCGACGTCGCTACCGCTATCGAGGGTTCGGTTTCCAAGTTCAGTTCACTGATCAGTGGCATCGGTGGGGCGACGATCACAGACGTCGTGAACTTGCTGCTCAAGATCCAGCAGTTGATCGACACGCTCCACAACCTGATGATAGGCGGATCCAGCACCGGCAACTCTATCTCGCAGCTTCTGTCCGGGCTGCAGTCTTCACTACAAGGTCTGTTACCGGCGTTCCTGGACAACGGCGACGGCACGTTGTTCGGTGTCTCGGCGATGGCCGATAACGGCGACGGTACGATCACCACGAACGCCGCCGACCCTTACTCCATCATAGAGACCGGCGACGGCACTTTGTTGTCTGCTGTGGATGCTTTGAGGAACATCGCGGGCCAGACCGGCTCTAATACTTTCTCGGTCGGCAACTGGCAGTCGCTGTTGTCGCAGACCGGAACGCAGAACGCCGAGAACCTGGCGTCGTCGTTGTCGGGGCTACTCCCGGCTGTGATCCACAACGGAGACGGCACACTGACCGGCCTCGGTTCCCAGGTCATCGACAACCTAGACGGCACCGTCTCGTACGTGACGCAGGAAGTGGGATCGGGCACCATCCCGGTCAGCACGATGATCGACAATTTAGATGGGACAATTATGCCAATATCAGAGACGGTGCAGAACGCCGTTTCTGGTGCGGAGCAGATCGGCTCCAACTTTATCCAGGGTGTCTCGGGTATCTTCGGGCACCTGTTCGGCGGACTGAGTGGCCACAGTTCAGCGCCCGCGGCATCACCCGCGCAGTCCTACGCGGCGCTTCAGGGGCTTGCAGCGACGACGCAGACCAACACTATTCAGTTGGGCGGTGTCTCCGGTCTGAATGTGTTGAGCGTGAACCAGGCGCTGCAACGATCCGGTGTGAGTGTCACCGGCGGCAGCAGCGGCGTGAATACAGCTACCAACTTCACCGGCCTTTCGAACGCGAACACGGTGACGGGTTTCACGGTTGGGGCCTTTCCTTCGCAGAGCGCCTACTACGAGCAGGACATGGGCATCCAGTCCGGGCAGGTTGCGTGGACCTACGGCTCGGCCGGGAACACGGTAGCCCCTGCGAGTCCTTATGCGACAGTAACCATAAATCCCGATACGGCCTACACGTATCTAACATCCGAGGGCGCGTATATCGCCACTCCCACCACAACCGATTACCAAGTCGTATCAATGGTGATGAACACGGCCAACCAGATAAACGGCGCCAACACTAGCTACATCGAGGCGGGCTCTGGATTCAATTATCTAGTAGCCCGCGTCAACTCCGCGGCCGATACATGTGTTTACGCCAAAATCGGATTTGGCCACGCCGTACTGGCGTGTGTCGTCAGCGGCTCCCAGACGGTATTCACCACGGTTAACCACACCGCGGTAATGAACGCCACTTATGAGCTGCAGGTCGGAAATCCGCTCGATACGGACCCGTACTTTATCGCACTGTACTGCAACGGCACAGCTATCGCATCCTACGACGACAGCGGCCACGTCAGCCAATACGGAAGTAGCTACCGCTTGGCGGGCTTCGGTATGGCGTCTGAATACGTTACCGTATACGGCAACGGTATCCTGATGTCTCCCACATATTCTTATTACCCCGCCACCGTCTCCTACTGGGCTTATCAGGACAACCTGACCCCGTCCGCGGTCGGCTCCGGGTTTAGGGCGTACAGGGCAAGCACTACGAACGCCACCCTGAGTAGCGGTAAAAACCTGCTACCAAACAGCTTCTTTGACACCACACAATATATCACCGGGGATATGACGTATGCGTCTGGAACAAATAACACGCTAACCGTCACCGTAGCGGGCTGGTACATCGTCAAGATTTGCATTAACCTCAATACCAGTTCGGCTACCGGGTCTTTCATAGGCGCGTCCCTGTACCGAAATGGCTCAGTCGCGCAGCAGGGCTCGTCGTTTTATATTCCGGCAGCTCCATGGACGGGACCCACCGGGGATACGTTTGTTTTATATTGCGCGTCCGGAGACACGCTTCAGCCGGGAGCTTGGGCTAGCGCTCTCTCTGTCAACGGAGAAGCCACCGGCACGCAATGTTATTGGGAAGTCACCCTAGCGAACTGCGGAACCTTAAGTTAGGAGCAAACCGAAAATGACCACGCCCGTACCAGGGTTCACCGCCGCCTCACCCGCCGTATCGCCCACCTATTGGTCGATGCAAGTCACCGGCACGGCGCAAGGCGTCGAGATCTCTCAAGCGCTCGAAGACGCCGTGAATGCCGGGGTCATAGCCAATGGAACCTCGATTGTCAATAAGCCGAACGGCCAGCTCGCGTGGACGATCTCGATCACGGACAACGACGGCAAGACGACGTTCTGCACCACGGGGGATTGGATCGTCCTCGGCATGAACGGCGACACCGTCACGAGCATCGCGCTCTACGCCGGACCGGACAGCACCTACAACAATCCGCCTTACTCGACAGCCTTCACGGCGCCCGGAAGTTAGGGAAGTTACCAAAAAATGGCAGGCATCGCCGCGCTTCGTGGCGCTACAACTATCACCACAACGACCGCACCGAGCCTCGGTTCGATCAACTCCTACAACGCTTCAGCGGGAGCTATATCCGTCACACTCCCGGCCCTGGCTGGCTCCAACGCGGGAGCCTTCTGCATCGTGGAGAAGAACGTAGCCGACACCACGGTCAACGCGGTGACGTTCACGGCGAACTCGGGGGACACCTTCGATGACGCTACAACGTCGGTGGCGCTCACCCACTCAGGCGAGAAGCGTACCCTGCAGATCATCTCCATCGGCGGCACGAAGTACTGGAAGATCACCAGCGTTTCGAGGGGCACGGCCAACCTGCAGAGCGGTACCGCAGGATTCAACTCCTCTGCCCAATCCCAGGTCACCGTAGCGGGTACAGCGTACTACGTCACGAGCTCTAACCTAGCTGTCCCGACCACCGTAGCTGTCGGCACCACGTTTATGTGGAACGTCGCTATGACGAAAACCGCAGCAGGTACAGGTGCGTTCGACATCATCATTTACCGAGGCACGCATGGGTCCACCTCGGACACCGCGGATGTCACCCAGTCTATCGGCACCCAAACCGCTGCTGTGGACAACATGCTGGTGACGGTTCAGGTCACCGTCACGGCCATCGGGTCAAGCGGGTCCTACTACTGGTCGATCGTCCCCGACAACAAAGCCGTCACCGCTACCGGCTTCGGCGTGGCGACAGGTACCGGTGCCTACCTCAGCGGCACCGTGTCATCTGTGAACTTCACCACCGCGTCCCAGATCTTCGGACTCGGATTCGAGTCCGTGACCGGAACTCCAACGATTGTGGTTCCGATGGTGCAGGCGCAGTCGTACAACATCGGCTAAAAGGGAGAGAACTATGTCCGATACATTCAACGTCACCGCAGCTTGGAACGCTCAATCCTACACGGCGGGCCAGACCATCGTCGGCACAATTTCCGGTAGCGCCGTACTGACCACCACAACCACAACCGTGACCACCGCCGGACCAGTCAGCATCCCGATTGTGGCAGCCGACGGCGCGACATCGACCGTAACTATTCCCGCCGTGCAAATCACCACGGCAACCACAACCACCACACCAGAGTCGGTGGTCATCGACACTAGCCGGCCGATCGTGGACAGCAGCCCAACCCCCCGCACCTGGGTCGTGGCAGCTAACGGCCTCTCGATCTCCGCGATAGCATGACGGTCACCATCCCGCTCATCGCCGCGGACGGCTCGAGGTCGACCGTCACCCTCCCCGCGCCCGTGATGTCACAGCCCACTCCGCTGGGTGTGTCTGGTTCGTGGACGATTGCCCTAAACGAAGACTTTAACGGCTCTTCGCTGAACACGAACATCTGGCAATACACGCCGTGGCCCGGCGGCACAGGCATGAACAACGTAGCAATACCGCCAAGCAACGTCAGCGTCTCGAACAGCAACCTCGTTCTGACGCTATCCAACAGCACAACCGGATCACTGGTGAGTAGCCTACCCGGCAACCCCTCCAACGCTGGCTTCGCCATCGGCGGCGAATGCGTGTGGGAAGCACGGATTAACTTCCCAGGTGACGGCACCCACCTCTACAACTGGCCTGCCTTCTGGATACTCAGAGGCAAGCCACTACCGGATGTCACTGTGGAAGTGGACATCGCCGAGGTGTGGAGCGGCGCTATGTCAACCAACTATCATGTTGGCTACGGCGCACCTAACCCGCTAGCCGAAGGCTTCAACTACTCGGGTGCCTATCTGGGTGATGCTTTCCACGTTTGGACGCTGCACCGCACAGCCACAACCAACTACGTCTACATCGACGGCGTGCTATTCAAATCCTGGGCCGTGGGTTCGGGTGACGGTGGCGCTCAGCAGGACACCGGCCTACCTATGTACGTGATGTTCAACAGCGGCATACAAGGACCCTATCAGCACACTCCGACTAAGGTTCTAGTCGATTACGTGCGTGCTTGGTATCCGAGCGGGACGACACCTAATTTGACGTACTAAATCAACATCGGCTAAGCAAGAATCCCCCCTCTTTCGAGGGGGGCTTTTTTGCGTTCACCGGGTAGCACATTAGCACCCGTCCGGGTATCGGTGTTTCCAGATCTCCTCTTGCAGCTCGGCCAACTCGGTCAGGCCGTAGCCTTTGGTCTCCTCTACTTCTTTCACGAACGAATCCATCTTCCTACTCCATCTCCTAGAACGGTACGTCTGCCACAGCTCGGACACGACGCAGAACAACCAAAACAACGGCCACAGAAACGTGTCTAACACCGGTCCTGGTCCATCTCCATAATCCGGAGGCACGCCTCCGCGTACTTCGCTTCCTGCTCGTCCCGCTCCCTGTCTAAGCGGTCAGCTTCATCTAAGGCACTATGAAGCCTACGGGTTAAGTCGGCGTAGCAGCCGTGGATGGCTGTGATGAACGCGGCGTCGGCCTCGGTCAGACCGGCTGCGATGAAGGTGGTGGTCTCATCTTGGGCCACCGCTTTGATCGCCCAGTTCCCAGCTACCTTCTCCTCGGGCATCCAGTACATGTCCTCGGCCCCCGTCGTCTTAGACCATCCTTGGTACATCGTGTCGAAAAAATCTCTATCGTCCATCTGTGATCTCCTTCAATAGTACTAGTCGGTCTTGGAACTCGTCCCAAAACTCATCGGCTACTCGGGTTGTGATTCGCACGGCTCGGGTGTTGGTAATGAACGACAAAGCGTCGTCGTCCATCACCTCCACTCGGTACTTCGGGTAGAGAGGTATCCCGTCCATCATAACATGTCTCCTAAGAAGTCGCTCAGAGCTTCGCGCTCGTGCGTCAGCTCGTCGTAGTAGAACTGGTCGAACTCCACGGACTTCATGTTGACCGAAATCCGTTTGTCGATCTCCTCCAATTCGTTGTCTAGTTCCAGGATTCTCTTTTGGGCTTGGAGCCGCAGGAAGTCCGCCGCTCTATCGTTACCGACTACCATCAGTAGTTCCCCCTCACGAAGTTGGCCTGCTCGAGCAGCAGGCCGATAGCGATGAGAGCGTGTGCTTGCGCCCTCTGGAAGTGGTCTTGCGAGGTTAAAGGCGTGGCCCTGGTGTGCATGTCGGCCTCCCGTAGGTGTCGCAAGTACTCCTCGTCGTTGTGCTGGTAGTCGTAGTCGTCCATCAGTCCTCCGCTCCGTAAAGCGATCCCCAGGATCGCAATCCAACTTCGGAGTCCGTCCCGATCAGGACAGGCCCCATCTGTTCGGCCATGATTCGGCCTATCTCTGCAGCGCCCCATCGCGCGTGCGCTTCCGGTAACGACGCCAGGATCTCGTCGTGAATTGGAAGCCGAAGGTTTGGCGTGAACCCAGCGGCGTGCAGCCGCAGGAGTGCCCTACCGGTGATGTCCCTCGACGTAGACTGGATGAGGTAGTTCAGCCCCGCGTAGGCTTTGTCCTCGTCCACCGGCAGACGACGGCCAACGGGTGTCGTGATGTACCCGTTCTGCGCCGCTTCCTTCTGCAGCTTGAGGCTCAGCTTCTGCACCTCCGGGTACGCCCGGTCGAACCCGGCCACTACCCGAGCAGCCTCCGGGACCGTCAGCCCTGTCTGGGCTGCCACCGTTTTGGCTCCTCCGCCGTAGACCCTTCCGAAGTTCACCGTTTTGGCGTACTTCCGTTCCGGGTCATCCTTCTGGATATGATCCCCGTATGCGGCTCTAGCCGTTTTCAGGTGCAGATCCTCGTCGTTGAGGAATGCCTGGATCATCGTCGGGTCTTTGGATAGGGCAGCCAGCACACGGAGTTCCTGTGCTTGATAGTCGATCGAAGCAATCCGCTCCCCGGTGTCCGCGAGAAAGCATCGCCGGATCATGGAATCCCCAGCAGGTAACGTCTGCGCGGGGATACCCGTTATAGACATTCGAGCCGTACGCGCTCGTAGCGGGTTTATAGACGCGTGGCATCGGTTCCCCGAGTCCCGCTTCATCAGGAACGTGTCTACCCATGTTCGCCTCCACTTCTTGGCCTTTTTGGCGTTGATCACCGCTTGAGACAACTGGTCTCCCTGCTCGGCCAGAGACTGCAGCAGCGCGTCGTTGACCTGACGTTTACCCGACGGTGTCCTGCCCAGGATCTTGAACCCACGAGCCTCCAAAGCGTCGGCCAGCTTCTCCGTCGAGTTGACCGAGAAGTCTTCGTCGCCGCAGAGTTTGTTGGCTTCCTCCTCCCAGCTACTCTGCTCGTACTTCAGCCTCTCCGAGAGTTTCTCCGAGTACTCCACGTCCAACAGGAACCCAGTACGCTCCATCATCGAGCAGACCTTTGCCAGGTCGTGCTCGTAGGACACGAGATCCGACGACGCACTCGGAACCAGCGGAATCAGCTTCCGCAATAACCGCGCGGCCAATATAGGATCCATCCCCGAGTAGAGCTGGTAGTGCGGGTCGGTCAGTTCTACTTTCTTCCATACGTTCGCCTTAGTTGTTTTGTGGGCTTTGGCCAGGTCGTTCATCAGCGTCTTGACGTTGTTCGCTACGTCCTCATCGACGTAGTGACGCACGAGCTGTTCCAGACCGTGGCCTATCCCGCCTTCCTCCTGGCCCCGAGGGTCCACCAGGTGGGCCAGAATCCGGGTGTCCGTGACCTTCGGCCACAGTTCCTCCATCTTGACCCCGAAGCACCGGTCGAAGACCTGTAGGTCGTACGAGGCGTTTTGGAGAACGAATCCCTCGACGCCCCGCAGTGCCTGGACTACGGTGGACACAAACGGCCCACCGTACTCTACCGGTACCACCCAAGCTTCGTGCGGAGTACCGAACTGGACCAGCCGACACCGGAAGGTGTCTGAGTAGATGTCCAGCCCGGTCGTCTCCGAGTCAAGACCGAGGTACCGGAGGTTGGCCCTGATGAAGTTGCGGAAGCCCTCTAGATCCTCCTCACGCTCCACCACGTAGATAACGACGTCTTCGCCGGCTACCTTGCTTCGGTGCTCGATCATCTGTCTCCTAAATGCCTTGGCGCTCCATGTACCGACCCCACGTCTCGAACTCGACGTGGAATTCAGAGTTTGTTCTCTTCCACTTCTCGACCTGGGCGTAGAAAGTTGAGTGGGGTTCTCCGTTTCCATCGGCCACTTTGAGGACTAGCCACGCCCCGGTAGGGGACGAGGCAGCATCCCGGATTGCTTTGGCCAGAGGGTGCTCTGGCGGCATAGAAATTTCCATTCTGCTCCTATTCGTTGGGAAGATCACGATTCTATGTTCAGTTTGTGGTACTGCCAGCGGACGATCCGGGAGATCGTTGCGGGGTTGACGTCGAACATCTGGGCGAGGTCAGCTTGGCTTACTCCGCTCCGCTTCATGTCACGGATCTCCTGCACCTCACTCTGAGTGAGTTTAGGTCGGTTGTCCCGTCCCCGCAAGTTCGGGGTGCTCTGTAGATACTCGACGGTTGCTAGCAGGTCTTCCTTCTCCATAGTCAGCAGATCGAGTTCTGCCTTTAGTCCGTCGATGGCGTTGTGTAGTAACCGGTTGGCCTGTAAAACAGCAGCCAGCTCGATCTTCAGTTGTTTCTTGCGAATCATGTTGTTCCTCTCAAGAATCGGAAGGGGCTGGCCGAATTACCAGCCCCCGCCCAGGTGTCAGCGCAGGAACTGCGCCTTGCACTCATCGTTGCGGTCCCCTGAGGTGCAGAAGAACGCCTGGTAGGGTTTTCCGGCTTTGGAGATTCCGGACTTGAACCGCATCTCGCCGTGGCGGCAAGCGCGGGTCTCACCGCCCGGTGCCCCCTGCGCCTCAGCAGGCGCGGGCTGGCGTTCCTGGCGGGTCGGTGGGCCGCCGTTGAACACCCCGAGACCGGCGAAGTGGCTCGCGGCCTTCTGGGTCTTCTCCATCAGCTTGGCCAGGTTGGCGTCTAGCTGAGCCTCGGCGTCCTCGACGGATGCTGCGCGGATGACGATCCACGGAGCGTCGAATCCGCTGCCGCCTTTGAGGGTGACGACGACCTCACCTGCGGGCACGATGTTCGGCTTCACGTCGACGGTGACGGGGGCCTTTTTGGGGGCAGCCTTCTTGGCTGGCTCCGGAGTTGTCGGGGCCTGGGCCTCGTCGGCGGGTGCGTTAGCGAATGGATCTTGCATGTTGTTTCCTCTCGGTTGCTATCTGATAGGGCAAGCGCCGTTGGCGCATGCTTCGTCAACGCCGTCGGCGACGTCTTTGGCTGTAGCGGCTTCGTACTCCTCCTTGGTTATGCGTTCGTACGGGGCCTGCGGCATCGAGGACTCCGGGAACAAAGTCGCTCCCTTGAGGAGTCCGCCGAACCGGACGAGCTGCTCGGCCACCGCTGTGGCCTCGCCGCCCTGCGGGACGTTCGCTGTGAACGACACCGCGTTGTCCGCCCAGAGCATCTGATACATCGCCTGAAACGCGAGCAGCTCGTTCAGTGTCAAGTCGTCAGCAGCCTCGACCACGTGAGATGCCCGCTTTGACCCCCAGATGCCCTCTACAGCCTCTAATAGGCTGTCCTTGGTAGGGATGGACACGACGGTCGTGTTCGGGGCGTACAGGTCATCTGAGGCCTCGTAACCGGCATCTAGGGCTTGATTCAGTGAATCTACGTCGCTTACGTTGTTGAACCGGATACGCCTGATGAAGTACTTCGAGAAGATCGGGTGAATCCCCTCGGAGACTCCCGGCATCTTGGCGATGGTTCCCGTAGGTGCTACGGTTCTCCGCTTCACCGGCACCGGGATACGGAGCTCGTGAGAGAAAGCGGTTGCGGCGTCATCGACGTTCCCGGCCATCTCCCGGAGGAGATCCCTGAACCAGGCGTTCAGCGGGGCTTTCGAGTACTGGTGCCCCACCATAGCCAGGAACGAAGCAACACCTAAGTGCCCCACTCCGATCCGGCGATTCCGGTCCAGGACTTCTCTGGACTTCGGATCTGCCACGTCCGAGAACGTGGCCCGGATCAGGAACCTGGTCATCAGCCGGTGGGCTTTCATCAGCCCGAGGTAATCCGGCTTCCCGTTGTCCTTCACGAACGCCGCGAGATTGACGTGACCGAGGTTGCACGGCTCCCACGGTTGGAGTGTGATCTCCCCGCAAGGATTAGTGCAGACGACCTCGTTCGGCTCCCCGACGTTTGACAACGAACTGTCCCAGAACCCAGGCTCACCGTTGGCTACCATGCCCTCTGTGATCCACTTCAGGACACGACCAGCCTTGGTGGCTGGGTCGTGGGCGTCCCGCCAGAACTTATCGTCAACCTCGACGCTGATGTTCGTTGTCCAGTGAGACCCCGTAGCCTTCTTGATCCTCACGAACTCCTGTATCTGGGGATCCTTCCAGTTCATCATCGACATCCGGGCAGACCGGCGAACACCACCGGCTACCACACACTGGGCTATAGCGTGGTCCATGTCCATCGCATCAATCCCCGTCATCATCCGGCCCCGGAAGGCCAGATCCGCTAAGACGTCGTTTACGTCACGCAGCATCTTCGCCAGGGGGAGTGGTCCACTGGCCCTACCACCGAACGTGCGTAGCCTGGCTCCAGAGGGTCGCACACGGGACACGTCGTACACCCGGTGGAAGTGTTTGACCTCGTCCCGGTAGTGGGTGTCGATGAGGTCTGCGAGTGCTGCTGCCCATCCTTCACGGGAATCCTCTATCTGGTAGGAGCCAACCCAGTCCGGGTGGTACTCGTTTGATAACACTCCTGACTGAAGTAGAACTTCATAGTCCGGGTGGTCTGGGTCGCAGACGATGTCCACGAGAAGGTCTTGCTGTACCACAGGGTAATCACCCAAGTACGAGTTCGAGTAGTTCGCACCTACTCCACCTCCTTCCATCAATCGTAGAAACGTGAACCCGAAGTGGTCCGACGGCTTGTCGGTCCACCCGGCTACCCAGCAGTTGAAAAGGTGCTGGGCGCCTTTAACGCCCGACGCCCACAGGTGCCGTCCGGCTGGGAGGATCTTGAACTCCTCCATCATCTGGATCAGGTCGTCTCGTTCCCCAGCCAGGTGGTAACGGCCATCGACAAGTCCGAGATTCCCGTCAACGACTCGTTCCACGGTTCCCGGCCAGGTCTCTTTGGTTCCGTCTGGCTTGGTACGTGAATAGGTTCGCTCAAAAACGAGCTTTCCGGTGGGTCCCCAGGCTGCTTCATCGGTCATGCTGCTCCTCTCACTAGTGTCAATTTAGGGCGGCGCGGGGTGAACTCCCCGCCGCAGTACGCTTCCCGGTCCTCGGCTGACCAGTTCTCGATCAGCATAGGCTTCTCGTGCGGGAACAGGTCCGGGGTTAGGAGCGATCGGTAGAACTCCGATCGCCCCATCCCGTTGAACACCGAGTCGAAGATGTTGAGGCTCACGGCATCGACTCTTCGGAGTAGTCGTCCTCTAAGGCGTTTGCGTAGAACTTCTCCTGCTTCTTGATGGATCGCATGTTGTCGTCCCAGATCGGCACAGCAGACCGGGGCCCTCTATCGATCCATCCACTCCCGAAGTTCTCTCTCATCGCCAACCCCCTAAGTGGTTGTACTCAGAGCCTTCCCAGCCTTCGTAGTCGTTGTCTGTGATAGCTCGGGCTTGAGCGTTGGAGATTACCTTTCGGGTTCCTAAGCCCTCGTCCCGCTCGGCGTACTTGCGCCTGGCGTTGGAGTTCATCGCGTCTGTGAGAGACTCGATCGCCCTAGTGAGTTCCATAGCCGGAGCTCCCTGAGCGGGAACCTCCCCATCTACGTACCGCTTGGCTATGGCCTCCCGGTACTCGGTCTTCAACGTTACGATGGACTCTCGGATGTCCGACACCGCTTCGTTCCAGTGGAACTCGTCGGATGTCAGGATCTTCTCAACCAGGATCTTCTTCACGTCGGCCAGCGAGTACTTGTAGTTACCGGAGTAGTACGAGTAATCGTTTCGTTCTTTAGACGCGATCTGGTGCCCGATGCCGACTATCGCCCGGTACTTGGCAGAGTCGTCCATCTTGTCCAGGATCTTGGTTACGGTTCCTGGTCGTTCCAGCAGATGGACCCAGATCTCCTGCTCGACGTCGTCGGCTTCGATGACGCCGGGCCATTGGAAGGCAACGGATTTAGCTGCCTTCTTGACCGTCTCTAACAGTTCTTCCATATTCCTCTCCTTGTTGTGTTCGTTGTCAAGTTTCAGACCTCCCAAACCCGGCCGTCGACCGTGAACCGGCCTCGGTGGATAGGGATGATCTCGGGCTTGACGTGTTGTCCGTCGATCGTCAGCAGCCCAAACCCCTGCTGCCAGTTCCC